TAATGGCGACCATATGTCTGTTGAAATTACACCTTCTCAAGATGAAAATTCGGATAATACTAATCCAGAAGTTGGTTATCATGATACTAAAACCGTTGATATTGAATTTGGTCTATGGAAACCTAAAACTAAAAGTTCATTATTTGGATTAAAAAAGAAAACAGGACATACTTGGGATTCATCAAGTGCAAAAACTATCAAAAATTTTGATTTGAATGGTAAAGGAGTAGATAGGCACAATCCTATGAATGTAATTGGAAATCTTATTAAAAAAGCAGAACAGGAGTATCAAAATAAAAAATAAATATGGACTTTGAAAACATATTAAAAGAATTGGAATTTAGAGTACCCAATGGTATTGTAGATTTAACGAAAGATTCACAGGTTACAATCCTTTCCGAATTACTACGTCAGAATGGTGATACGGATGCATTTGAAACGGCACAAAAAGTTCGTGTCTATTTTTCGTATTTACAGGAAGTTACTAAAGCAAAACCCAAAAAGACTCCACTTAAACCTGGAGAATCACCAACATATCCTGGGTATTATCGTATTGGTGGAAACTATTACTCAAAAACTCCAGGAGGTGAAATAACGCATTCATCAGATGATGGTACAATGAAACCATTGAATAAAAAAGAAAAGGCAGATGCAAATGCACAAATAAAATCAAAAAAAGAAAAATCTACACAAGAACCAAAAGGAACTCCTGTATTTGGTGGTGGAAAAAAATCTAAACCAAAAACTATTACAGAATATACATCTGAAACTGGTATAGATGATATGATTAGTGTAGATGGAAACTCTTTTGATGGGTATAGAACGGGAAAAACAGTAGCAGCAGGAACTGCGCCTGGTGCATTTCCAGAAGTATGTGGTATGTTGGGTGCCGGATTTTTACGACAAAATCCAAATGCTACAGATGAAGAAATAGCAAAATATTTGGGAGATTGGGCAAGTAAAGGTAAAGTTACAAAAAATAGTAAAGTTAGTGGTGGTGATAAAATGACAGCAGCTGTTCATACTGCTAGGGTAATATACAATGCTACAAATGAGATAGCAACGGAAGAAGGGTATAACCCAAAAACTACAAAAGTTGAAGGTTATTGGGGGTCCGATGACTCAAAAAATAATGCAATAAAGCGAGTTAAAGAAATAGTACAAAATAATCCAAAAGCAACATTCAATGGATTATCAGCCGATGAGTATATACAAATTATTAAAGAAAATGGTGCAGGTGAAAATCCAACCGATAGTATGGTACTGATTTGGGATGGTAAATCAAATAATGTTTCTTTTTTACATATATCAAATAAAGTTGGTTCTAATAACATCCAGGCCAATTCAACCGTAAAAGAAACATTTAATAGATCTACTCGATATATAGAAACATCTACTTTACCTGATACGGATAAACAAAAAGCAATTAATAGTATAAAAATTAGAGAAAAAAATATAACTAAATTACAAAAAGAACAAAAAGATTATCAAACATCATTTTTACCAAAATTTGTAAAATTAACATCAAATCCTAAAATTCTAAAAGAAATGACAAAGGATATATACGATGAAGAGGGTATTGTTCATCGTGGAAAAAAAGTAGATGCTTTGTTTATTGGAAAAGGTGGAATTGCTAAAGCTTGTAAAAAAATATCCCATGCAGCCTGTAAATTAGTTGGAAAAGCCTCAAAACCAGAAGATAAGGTAAAAGCAATGTTTCAATTTTATAAAGATCATCCTGAATTGGCACCTGCATCTGTTAGAGAAGTAATATCTAGAGTTTGTAGTCTAAAAAATAAAGATAAAAAAGCTAAATATAATATAGGATATGATTCAAGAGTAATAAATCAAATATATGGTAAAATGAATGATGAAGTTGAAAAAATGCGTCAAGATATAAATAAAGTTAAATCTGGTCTTGGTGATAGAATGTTGGCACATGATTTTGCAGCCAGATTACATTTAACATTATCAGAGGGACATAATCCTGGCGGTATTCCACACAATAGATTCAAATTGATTATGGGAAATAATGAGGCCGACATTTGGTATGATAAATCTGGTCAGGCATATCAAAAAAATAAAGATGGGTATCATAAAGTAAAAGATGATGGTTCTTTAGAAGATACAACAACCGAATTAAAACAAAAAGATATATCAAGGGGAAATATAGCAACTGTTGGAGATGAAGATAATTTCAAAACATGTTTAGGTGTACCGACAGGAAAGAGTATAGAAGAATACACTAATGTAAAATATGAAAAAATAAATACAGAAACAGGTATTCAAAAAGCTCATATATTTGATGTAAATGGTAGAGAGATTGGTATAATGGTTATTAGAACAAAGTCTGGTCCAGGTGGTGATGCAAACGATACTTTACAATTTTCAAAAGATATGCAAAATTGTATGCAAAGACAAGAGTATATAAAAAGAAAAAAGAAAAATAAATAATGAACACACAACTACTTTGCTTATTCACAACCAAAGCCGAATTAGATAGGGCATTGGACTTTATATTTGGGAGTTACGCCATAGTAAACCCACACGTCTTTGTTTTGGAAAGCAAAGTAAAGCCGGAAGAACTATTCATTACATTTAACGTAGAGAAAGGTTCAGCACCTATATCTTCTGAATGGAAAACGATATTAGTACATCGTAAGAAACAAACAAATACTATATACACTATAAACGCACTTAACGAAGTAGTTAAGTCAATGACCGGCGGACAAAAAGATAATTCTTTTGTAATTGATTGGGAAGAGTTCAATAATTCCATATTAACCACAGCACCTACTGGCTACAAAAAAATACCTACAAAAATACATAAGGCTATAAATTTGGAAAAGTAAATTATTTTACTTATATTGTTCCTATGGCAACAAAAAAGAGATTTAATCCGATTGAAATTGAAACGGATAATCCTGCTACAATTTTTCAAGAACACAAATTAGAATTGTCAAAAGCAATTATACATGCTATTGATTTTGCTATTACTAATAAAAGAAAGAAAGTTGACTTTGCACTTATTGTTGTAAAGAGTATATTAGTAATAACCCTTTCAATAGATAATAGGGAATTTTTAGACCTATTAGAACAAAATATTGAAAACCTAGTTGAGTTTGAAGAATACGAAGATTGTGCATTAGCAGTTAAATTACAAAAGAAAATAAATAAAAAGTTACAAAAAGATGAAGTACATTTACAAGAATCCGGAAGTAGTAAGGCAAATTGAAGAACAATATCCCGAAATGACACAGGAATATCTTCGTATCATTATGGAAGGATATGAAACATTTTGCTTAAAACAATCCAATTACGGACCTTCAAACATTTCCGTAGGGACATCTCTACAAACAAAAGATGATATTAAATTATCACTATCTGGTTTGTTTTTTAGAATGAATGATAAAATTCAAAGAATTAAGCAATTAGTAGTTTTAGGAGCAAAAGATAATGTGGGTGAAGCAATAGATGATACCTACCAAGACCTATCTGTATATGGGGTTATAGCGCAATTAGTGAGTCGTGGAAAATGGGCAAAATAAATTTGGCAAATTCAGGAATTTTTCGTATATTTACAATACAAAAAGTTAAAAAGGTTATATATAGTAATAGGGAATATTGCAATAAAACCTTAAACTTTAATCTTAAATTTTAAACCTTAAAATCAAAAAACAATGGACATTTCATTGGCGCTCAATCGTTTTAAGAGCCTTCAAAACAACACAAAAAAGTCTGACTCCATTTGGAAGCCAGCAAACGGAAAATCTCAAATCCGTATCGTACCTTACAAGTTCAACAAAGACCTTCCTTTCATTGAACTTTATTTTCACTACAACATTAACAACAAAACTTATTTGAGTCCTATCTCATTTGGTAGACCTGACCCAATCGTTGAGTTTGCAGAAAAACTTAAACGCACAGGTGATACTGATGATTGGAAAGCAGGTAAGAAAATGGAGCCAAAACTTCGTACCTTTGTACCCGTTATCGTACGTGGTAAAGAAAACGAAGGAGTAAAATTTTGGGGATTTGGTAAAACTGTATATCAGGATATTCTTGGTTACATTGCCGATCCTGATTATGGTGATATTTCTGACCCTATGAGTGGACGTGATATTGTATTGGAAGTAACTTCCGCAGAAGAATCCAACGCATCTTATCCAACAACTACAATCCGTGTTAAACCTGCAACTACTAAATTGCACGAAGACCCGACTGTGGTAAAAGAATTGCTTGAAAACCAAAAAGAAATCACCGATTTATATTCGGAATTATCTTACGCAGAGTTGAAAACAATCCTTGAAAATTGGTTAAACCCATCAGCATCAGCAGTTGGTGATGATGAAATCGTTGATGAATTAGAAGCTCCAAAACCAAAAGCACAGGCGGCATCTAAGCCTGCAGCAAAACCAAACCCAGATGAAGAGTTCGGTGACTTGCCTTGGGAGAAGAAAGCAGAACCTGCAAAAGCAAAGGATGATGTAGCATCAGCATTCGATGATTTATTTAATTCCTAAAATAGTTACAACAAATGGCCAAAAGAGAAGAAGACTTAGCAAGCATTCTTGCTGACTCGCTTAACAAACAAAACAAAGACGGAAAGATAGCATACTTCCTCACCGATGGTGGCGGAGATGCTCC